CCTCCTCCAGATGCACGCATGGAACTTCGCGTCTCGCCGCGCACTGCTTGCGCAGGTGACGATGCCGTACTCCATGTGGAAGTACGCCTATGCCTGCCCAGGCGACATGATGGTCGCCGTCAGCGTGCTGCCGCACGACGCTGAGAACGACTACGCAGCGAAGTTCGTCCCAAGCGACACCCCAGACTTCCTGCACAACTACGCACCGCTAGTCGCTGCCGGGCGTTACGTGCCGCAGCCGTACAGCATTGAAACGGACACGTCCGGCAACAAGGTGCTGTATACCGATCAAGAGAACGCGCTGCTGCGATACCAGGCGCTCATCACGGACCCGACCAAGTTCGACCCGTTGTTCGTCATGGCGCTGTCGCACCACCTCGCCGCCATGCTTGCCGGCCCGGTCATCAAGGGCGATCAGGGCGCGGCTGAGGGCAAGCGGCAGGCGCAGATGATGATGGCGTACTTGCAACAGGCCCGCATGTCTGACGCAAACCAGCGCAACATCAAGCCAGAGCACATCACGGGCTGGATCGCAGGACGCTGACCAATGCCAAACACCCGCATCTACAACAGGTCGTTCGCTGGCGGCGAGCTGTCGCCGGAGATGTTCGGGCGCATTGATGACATCAAGTTCCAGACCGGAGCCGCCAAGCTGCGGAACTTCATCCCAACCCCGCAGGGTCCGGCAGAGAACCGGCCTGGCACGTTCTACGTTGCAACGGTCAAGGACAGCACCAAGAGCACGCGACTGCTGCCGTTCACGTACAGCACGACGCAGACGATGGTGCTCGAGTTTGGGCAGGGCTATATCCGATTCCACACGCAGGGCAGCACGTTGCAGGCTGGATCGCCGGCGGCCTACAACGGTGCGACCGCGTACGTGGTGGGCGACTTGGTGTCCTCGGGTGGGGTGAACTACTACTGCATCGCGGCCACGACTGGCAACGCACCGCCGAACGCGACGTACTGGTATCCGCTGCCCTCGAGCGCCTACGAGATCCCGTCGCCGTACCAAGAGTCTGACCTGTTCTCAATCCACTACGTGCAGTCAGGCGACGTGCTGACGCTTGTGCACCCTAATCACGCGCCGCGTGAACTGCGCCGCCTTGGTGCGACGACCTGGACCCTGACGGCGATCACGTTCGTTGCCCCGGTCGCAGTGCCTGGAACCCCGACGGTCACGGCTAGTCGCGGTGACGCGCTCAACATCACGGGCATCACGCAGGCAAACCCCGGTGTTGTGACTACGGTCGGCAATCACGGGTTCGCCATCGGCGACAGCGTGTACATCAACGGCGGCACGATGACGCAGTTGAGTGGGTTCTACCTCGTCAACAATCCGCCAACCACGAACACGTTCTCGGTCAAGGCGTACGACACTGGCATCCCGGTCAACACCACGTCCTACACCGCATGGAGCAGCGGCGGGTTCGTGCAGTTCGGCGACAAGAGTCTGGACTTTGACAATTACTACGTCGTGACGGCCATTGCGCAGAACGGTGCGGACGAGAGCGCGGCCAGCCCGACCGGCAACGTCATCAACAACCTGAACGCCATCGGCGCCAAGAACACGATCAGCTGGAGCGCAGTCGCGGGGGCGCTCCGGTACAACGTGTACAAGCGTCAGAGCGGCCTGTTCGGCTACATCGGACAGACGGCTGCCACGTCGTTTGACGATGACAACATCGCGCCGGACATGGGCATCACGCCGCCCATCGTTGAAACCCCGTTCAGCAGCGCAAACAACTACCCGCGCTCAGTGTCGTACTACGAGCAGCGGCGCGTCTTTGCCGGCACAAACAATGCTCCGCAGACGATCTGGATGACGCGCTCGGGTACGGAAAGCGACCTGTCGTACTCGTTGCCGGTCAAGGACAGCGACCGTATCAGCATCCGCGTGTCTGCTCGAGAACTCAACACGATCAACCACATCGTCCCGCTGACGCAGTTGCTGCTGATGACCAGCAGCGCGGAATGGCGTGTCAGCCCGATCAACTCCGATGCGCTGACGCCGACCACCATCAGCGTGCGCCCGCAGTCGTACATCGGTGCCAACGACGTCCAGCCCGAGATCGTGAACAACACGGTCGTGTACTGCGCTGCCCGAGGCGGTCACGTGCGTGAGCTCGGTTACTCGTGGCAGTCCAGCGGCTTCGTGACGGGCGACCTGTCCATCCGGGCAGCCCACCTGTTCGACGACCTGACGCTGGTGGACATGTGCTACAGCAAGAGCCCGCAGCCGATCCTGTGGTTCGTCAGCAGCAACGGCAACCTGTTGAGTCTGACCTACATGCCCGAACAACAGATCGGGGCTTGGGCTCAGCACGACACGCTTGGCCTGTACGAGTCGTGCACCGCCGTTGCCGAGGGCAACGAGGACCGCCTGTACGTCATCGTCAAGCGCACGATCAACGGGAACTCGGTGCGCTACATCGAACGCATGGCTAGCCGGCAGATCACGACCCTTGAGGCGTGCTTCTTCGTGGACGCGGGCCTGACGTACGACGGCACGAACACCACGGCAACGACCGTAACTGTCTCTGGCGGCACGACTTGGGGTCCGTCAGACGTGCTGACGATCACGGCTAGCAGCGCGATCTTCGCTTATCCGGCCACGACCGACGTCAATGACGCCATCGTCCTGACCGACACGGCTGGCAACAAGTACCGACTGCGCATCATCGGCACGAGCAGTACGACGGTGGCGACCGCCCGGGTTGACGTCACGCTGCCCGTCGCCCTGCGCAACACCGCCACGACTGTCTGGGCGTTTGCTAGAGACACCGTGAGCGGTTTGGCGCACTTGGAGGGGGCAACGGTCAGCATCCTCGCTGACGGGGCCGTACAGCCTCAGGAAACCGTCTCCAGCGGCACCGTGACGCTAGACCGTGCCGCAGTCCTGATCCACGTCGGCCTGCCCTACGAGAGCGATCTACAGACCCTGCCGGCGGTGATGAGCATCGACGGTTACGGGCAGGGGCGTTATAAGAACGTCAACAAGGCATACTTGCGGGTGTTTAAGTCGAGCGGCATCTTCGTGGGCCCGACGGCTGACCGGCTTGTGGAGGCCAAGCAGCGCACGACTGAGCCATACGGCACCCCGCCGAGCCTGAAGTCCGACGAAATCGACGTTGACCTGAAGCCAGCCTGGCGGGCCGGCGGCCAGGTCTACATCCGGCAAGCCGACCCGCTGCCCCTGACGGTCGTGGGTCTGACACTTGAGGTCGCACTGGGAGACTGACGATGAGCGCATTCCCACAAACGCAGTTTATTGCCGGGTACAGCACCTTTGGTGCGCAAATGGCGCCACCGCAATCAAGTTCGATCAACTGGTCAGGCGTTGCCGAGGGCTTGGAGATCGGCGGCAACATTGCCTCAATCTTCGGAGCCGTCACGGGTGCCATCGGGTCGTACTACTCGCTGAAGTCGCAGCAGAACCAGCTCAAGATGCAGGCGCAGAACGCGGCGTTCGCCGCGCAGATGACGCGCATCAACCGCCGTGCAGCCGAGTTCACCGCCACGCAGGTTGGTCAGCAGGGTCAGGCCGCAGCCGGCCAGTACACCATGCGGGCAGGTCAGGCCCGTGCCGGCGCTCGCACCGGGATGGCTGCTCGAGGTATCGCGCTTGGGCAGGGGACGGCCAAGGAAGTCGTCGCCAGCATGGACCTGGTCAAGGAGATCGACCGCCTCGCCATCAACGCCTCAACCGTCCGGGCGCAGGAAGCTGCCCGGTTGCAGGCGTTCAACCTCGGCACGCAGGCCACGATGGCTGAACTGTCGAGCCGGAACCTGTCGAGCGCAGCCGGCACGATCATGCCGGGCTTCGGGGCGGCTACCAGCCTGCTCGGCAGCGCGGTCGATATCGGCGCCAACTGGGCCCGTAACAAGCGCATTGACGAACTGCTGCAAGGCGTAGCCACCGAACGATTCTGAGGTACTTATGCCAACCGTCCCGACCACCTTCGTCCCGCAAGTCACCCCGCCCGGCGGTGGTGACATTGGCCAGTTCCAGGCTCCCGCCGTGGAGCCAATGCGCAACTACACGGGCGAGCAGGTCCAGCAGTTCGGCCAGCAACTGACCCGCGCAGGCATGACGGCGTTCAGCATCGGCGATGCGATGCAGGACCAGATTGACG